ACTAATACATCTACAACTGTATTGACTATTTCTACTTCGGCAGTTGGTATTGTTAAAAGTGTACAAGCAGTTCATAAATCAGCATCAAACGCTGATGTTGATCTTTTAGTTTTAAAAAACGGTGGAACAGCAAGAGTAGTTGCTCATGCACAATTAAATAAAAGTTTTGTAAACCTTGCATCTAATACAATAAATTTAGAAGCAGGTGATACGTTATTAATGGAAAGTGATACATCAAATGCTATCACTGGTGTAATAAGTTATGCTTTAATAGATAGGTCACAAGAAAATGGCTAGACAAAAATTTGTTAATTTCGTACCTAGACCTAAGCCGAGAAAGCGTCCTGGTCGTCACAAAAAAAGTCTTTCAAAATCAGAAAAAAGAAGTTATAAACCCTACAACGGACAAGGACGTGGAAATAATGGCGGAAGACGATAAAAATTATAAA